GTGCGCCGGTATGGTAAGTTGTTTGTTCTCAAAACTATACTGGATGCACGAGAAACCAGCAGATTAAAAATTGAACTCAAGAAAAGACACATAATTAATAAGCAATGACAAAAGAATACAGCCCTGAATTACAAAAACTATTTTTAGAAATGATGTTGGGTGACGCACAGAATTTTGTGCGTGTACAGAACATCTACAACAACGACAACTTTGATCGCAGTCTACGTGAGACTGCCAAGTTTATTAGCGACTACAGTGACAAGTACAAAACGCTGCCCACAACAGAACAGGTCCGGGCCACCACAGGCGTTGAACTCAAAGTCACCACGGACCTACAAGAACACAACGACTGGTTCATTGAAGAATTTGAACAGTTTACCAAACGTCAAGAATTGGAACGTGCCATTCTCAAGGCAGCAGACTTGCTAGAGAATGGCGACTTTGATCCAGTAGAAAAGTTAATCAAAGATGCAGTACAGATATCACTTACTAAAGACATGGGCACGGATTACTTTGCTGATCCTGCGGCTCGTATTAAAAGATACTTCGACAACGGTGGGCAAGTCAGCACAGGTTGGCCACAACTAGACAGACTGCTATATGGTGGATTTAGTCGTGGTGAACTAAACATCTTTGCAGGTGGATCTGGCTCGGGCAAGTCCTTGGTCATGATGAACATAGCACTCAACTGGCTGCAACAGGGCTTGAGCGGTGTGTATGTGACTTTGGAACTGAGTGAAGAACTCACAGGCCTGCGTAGTGATGCCATGTTGACCAATGCCAGTACTAGAGACATTCGCAAGGACATTGACAACACCAGCCTGCGTGTGAGCATGATTGGCAAGAAGTCGGGTAACTATCAGATCAAGGCCCTGCCGGCGCAGAGCAACGTGAACGACATACGCAGTTTCTTGAAAGAGTATCAAATACAAACAGGCAAACGGGTCGACTTTGTCATGATCGACTATTTGGACTTGGTCATGCCAGTGAGTGCCAAAGTCAGTCCTAACGACCTGTTTGTCAAAGACAAGTATGTGAGTGAAGAACTACGCAACTTGGCCAAAGAGCTGGGCATCTTGATGGTGACAGCATCGCAACTTAACCGATCGGCTGTGGAAGAAGTAGAGTTCAACCACAGTCATATTTCAGGCGGTATCAGTAAAATCAACACCGCAGACAATGTGTTTGGTATCTTGACCAGCAGAGCCATGAAAGAACGTGGACGTTATCAAATACAGTGTTTGAAATCGCGTAGTTCAACAGGTGTTGATCAAAAGATTGACCTCGAGTACAACATTGAAACCATGCGTATCACTGACCCAGGCCTGGATGCTGCACAGGGCAGTGGACCGCCCAGTGTGGCCAACATCATGAGCAAGATCAAGGGCACGACCACAGACGAAGGCGAGGGTGATGCTAAGTTTGAACGGGCACAGCCTAAGGCAGGGTTCAACCTAGAAGCACCGCAGCCACGTGCCTCGGGCGATGCACAAAGTGCCAAACTAAAAAACATGATTGCGGGATTGAAAAAGTCCAATGACTAACATACACTGCCCCATGATACATGGCGGATTACAAATTGATTTAAAAAAGTCAGCAACAGACGTATGGGTGAATAACTGTTGCTTGAGAACAGATTTTCAATCAACTACCGAGAACAATGTTTGGAATAGCAAATCTCTGATACCTTTACGAGAAATAAACTCCAACAATCAATGGGATCCAGGCTGCTGGACTTGCCAAGGCAATGAACTGGCCGGCATGGAAAGTTTTCGTACTGGTATGTTGAATAAATTTGGAGTAAGAACCAATTTGTCTGGACCAACAAGACTAGACTTGATGTTTGATGTAGGCTGCAATCTAGCTTGTCGTATTTGCAATGCCGGATCCAGTACATTCTGGCAACGACACCTCAAAGAAAACAATATTCCATTCAACGGACCATTGGAAGGCTCAAGAGCCAACGACATGATTGAGATACTGAAAAAACTTGATCTCAGCAACTTGGAGATGGTGGTGTTTTGTGGCGGAGAAACATTGTTGGGGCAGGGGTATTGGCGTGTTGCCGAAGCACTTGCAGAACTGGCACCTAGCGAGCAGGTGACTCTGTGTTTTCAAACAAACGGAACCCAGCCCATTGATGAACGCAATCATAAAACAATTGAACGATTTCAATTGGTCAAACTCAATATCAGTTTAGATGGTGTTGGTGAGAGATTTGAATACATGCGTTGGCCTGCAAATTGGAATCAAGTTGTGAACAATATTAACCATCTACGTGATACTGCACCTGTCAATGTCATGTTCTTGATTGAAGAAACAATCAGTGTTTTTAATTTGTACTATCAGGCAGAACTGGCACAATGGGCACAGCACAATTTCAATTCTAATCGACTGGGGGATGTAACTAATCATACCAGACATGTGGCAGAGGGCATATTTTCTTTGAAGAATCTCTCACAAGAATACGTAGATGCCATAGCCAATAGTGAGATTGGCAATTTAATACACCCTAAATGGCAAGAAAACCCCGAATCTATACGGCACATGCTGCAAGAGATTGATTGTTTTGATCTAATTAGAAACCAAGATTGGCGTAAAACATTTCCCGAGGTCGCTGAGTTATACTCTAAGTATCTTTAAGCAATTAATAAATATAACATAGATTGGAGTAAATCTTGCAAAAGCAGACTCGTAGCATTTTAGAAGAACTAAGCAGCATGGGCTTGCAAAGAGACAAAAACAGTCTCATTGAAAGTCGTGCCACTAATGTCATCGCAAGTGCTATCAACCTCATGAATCACATACGTGAGAACTATGATGCCGAAACTGCTGATGATCTAGAACGCAGATTATTGAACAGCATACGAGCGCAAGATCCAACTAAATTTACCCGCGGAATACGGAGAACACGCTCAAATGAAAATAACTGACCTACAGGTCCCAACAAAATTTAAAATCTTAGAATCGCGCCAATATCTTTACGAGGGTCTAGACCGTAGTACTGCACATAACATGATGTTATGGGAAGGTGTTGGCAATCGCCTTGTAGAATATGCACTAACTCCAGATCAAATCAACAAGATTTTCCAAGATGCTGAAGCTGGTATGTCCGGACAAGGTGCGAACCGCACAATGCTGGGCAAGGGTGTTGATGTTGCCAAGACAGGCGTTGAGGCAACAAAAGAAGTTAATGCGGCCTGGGAAGACTTAAAAACTAAAATTTCCAACTCGGGTCCAATCAAGGGATTTGATCAGAAAGTCAGTGATGTATTGAGTAAGATTGGTGTGGGCTCCAAAGATCCGCAGTTCCAAGGCTTAGTCAGTAACTGGGTACAAAAATATCGTGACTTTGCCACACAACATCCCATCATTCAGGGTGCTGTGTATGCTACCTTGATCGCTGTGGCCGGTTTAAGCGGTGCTGGTGTTGCTGGTGCAGCAGGCCTGGGCTTGTTAAAAATGGCCGACAAACTATTACAAGGCGAGCGCTTTAGTAGTGCAGCCTATAGTGGAGCTAAAACTGGTGCTTTGGCTTACGGTGTCGGGCAAGCCAAACAAGCATACCAAGCTCACCAAGCAGCAGCAAATGCAGCAAACGGACAAGGGCTCCCGGCCCATCCAAGCGCAGCCAGTGACTACAACGGAACTGCTAACGGCCCAGATGGCAGCAACGTTACACCGCCAGTGGGTCCCAACAATGCCACTGCTCCAGTGGCACCTGGCAATGTTCCCGGTGCCGACGCTGTGGGCACAACAGGTGGCAATCTTGGCGGCGGCGATTATACAGTAATGAAAGGCGACAGCCTGGGCAGTATTGCACAAGCACAAGGAATACCCGATGCAGACTTGCAAGGTCTAAACCCTCAAATCAACTTTGCCAAACCTCTACAGCCAGGTATGACCATTAACTTGCCGCCTGCTGGAGACAACGCAGGTAGTGTGTGGCAAGGTTATCAAGGCGGTAACTACGGTGATGCCGCAGGTGCTGCTCATAAAGCAGCCGGGCAAGCCGCCGGTGCAGCCACTCAACAAACTGATACAGCAACACAAGCCGCCGGTGCAGCCACTCAACAAACTGATACAGCAACACAAACAGCCGGTAAGGCAGCAGGCGCAATTCGTAATCAAGCAGATTTAGATAACTATGTTCAAAAGAGCATTGATGCTGGCACTACTCCAACCACCCCTATCACCAGCGGGCCCGACCTCAGCGGGTTTACAGAAGTAACTCCACAAGGCGGTGATGTTACTACGCAACTTAAAAATTTAGTTGCCAAAGGATATCAAGTTGCACGAAGTCAAGTCAATCCCAGTGAGATTACTATTACTGATGCCAGTGGCAACTTGGTGCAACAGTTCAATCCAGGCAATCCATTCTTGGCCAGTAGATTGGCTGCGGCGGCAAATGGTGTTAATTTGCGTGAATCGTTTATTGATACACGCCAGACAGCACGAGCATGGTTGTTGCGCGAGAGCCTAGGTCGCCCACGTGGTGGTGTTGCGCTTACAGAAATGGCCATTGCAAACATATTGTACGAGGCTGGCGAAGCAGTTGATGCCGCAGCCGCAGGTGCAGCACCGGCCGCAACAGAGCCAAAGAAGCCCGGCGCACTTCAGCGTATTGGTAACTGGTTCAAACAAAAAGGCAGCAATCTTACTAACAAAGTCACAGCAGACAAATTGAAACAGGCCTGGATCAAACAAAAGATGCCTGATGACAGTGAAGAAATTGCCAAAATACTAACAGATGCCGGTGTTGGCAAAGCCATCATCAGCAATATCTTTAAAGGTATGGGCATTCCCGCAGCAGCACAAACTGGTGCTGGAGCAGCACAGCCCGACTCACAGATGCAGTCTCCTCAAAGCTCACAACAGTTTGCTCCGCAATCGCAAACTAGACAATCTGGCGGAACTGGTACTCAAGCACCTGCTGCCTCAACTGCACAGGCACAGCAGGCTGCTCAGTCACAAACACCAGTACCAGCCGATTCAACTGCACAAGATTCTAATGCAGGTACAGGAATAGCTAACGCAGTGAGCAAAGCAGGCGGAGCAATTGATTCTGTCACAGCAGCAATGAAGCGTGGTCAAGGCATGGGAGCAACCGGACAAAGTTTGGCAGCGCCATCAACAAAACAAGGTACTGAAATGATTGATCCAAATCGTCATGTCATGTATGATAAAAGTGGTCGTGCATATACATACGTTAAGAAAAACGGTAAATGGGTAGATGCTCAGGGTGGCGAAGTTCCTCCAGCATTTGCTGCAAGTATTGAAGCACAAATTAAACAAAAACAAACCGATGCTTTGAACAAACAAAAAGCTGGCCCGGGAGTTGATGCAGATGCTATGGCAGCTCGACGAGCTGCTGGTGCAAAATCTGCTGCTGGTGCTATGAAAGCATCTAATGGCACCGCTGCAAAAACACAGTCTACGCAGGCCGGAGCCGACGCAGCAAAAAGAATCAACAATACAACTCCTGGTGAACTAACAGCCCACGGTGCTGGTACTACTGGTCCACAAACTTACAACAAAGGCATTCAAGCGTTCCCTAAAAACGATCCCACAAAAGCGGCACAGCCAATGGCAACTGCTAACAATGCTAATGCTACAGCAGAGCCAAAAGAGCCAACGTTGAATCCTGAACCGCAAGCACAGGCAAAACCAGCAGCTACTAGTCAGAATGCTGGTTACGGTAAAGCAACATACAATGTACCAACAAGTACAACTGTTCCAACTGCAACGGCAGCAGTTCCGCCAAAAGCCCCATCGATTACTCCAACACAGTTGACTCCTGCACAACAGCAACAACAAGCAGCGTTAAAAGCAAAATTGAGTACTAATCAAGGTATTGCAGCTCAAACTGGTACGGGTATGAAGCGTATGGTGAATAAAGCCAAGAAACAAGGTATTGCTACAGCAGAAAGCAAAGACTTTGGTGCCATGTTGTGGAAACAAATGAGAGACGGCAAATGAAGTTACTAGAAGGCGGCAACGTATTCAAGCACGAGGACAAGACTCCGGCCACACAGCGCATTAATCGTATTGATGTGCCCACCACTGTCAAATGGCTAGAACAAGTCACTGGCTTAAGTCTCATGGACACCATGGTGGGCAGCACAGGCAAACGTGAAACCAGTGGCGACATTGATCTGGCACTGGATGCCAAGTTGATTACCAAAGACGCTGTAATGGGCACCTTGGTCAATTGGTGCAAACAACAGGGCATACCTGAAGATCAAATTGTAAACCGTAAAGCCAAAGGTGGTAAGCCTGCCCAGTTAGACGGTTGGATTGATCAAACCGGAATTGAAATACATTTCAAATGCCCCATCAACGGTGATGCCAAACAGGGATATGTACAGGTAGACTTCAACTTTTTAAACGATCTAAAGTGGAGCCGATTCATGCTTGCAGCCATGCCTGATGGCAGTGCCTTCAAAGGTGTTGACCGTGCTGTGTTATTCAACAGTATTGGCAAGACACTGG